GAGAAGGGTAAACTTACACAAGCACAGAAGTTGAATGATATCTTGAAATTCTTCTCTGCAAGTAACAAAAGATCGCTTGTTAATATGTTTGAATTGCAAAAAAACATTGTACTTGCAAAATTAAAACTTATAAATAAACTTAATAGTATTAGTTCTTTTGATACATTTGTTCAGACCAAGACAGGATATAAGGTCAAGACAGGTGCAGAAGGATTTGTTGCTATTGACAAATTAGGTGGTGATGCGGTCAAGTTGGTTGATCGCCTAGAATTTTCGTATAACAACTTCAGTCCAGATATACTGAAGGGATGGGAAAAACCGTAAGGGGTAACATATGTCCAAACCAATGGGACTAAAAGAATTCATTAAGGTGGTCGAGTCACCAGACGAAGCGTTGAATATTCAACAACGTCTGAAACTTGCACGATCTCTCAAGAAAAACAAAGCCAAAATTGCAATGGGTCGTAAACGTGCGGCTCGTAAAACTGCAAATATGGACACTCTCAAAAAACGTGCAATGAAACAAGCACGCAACATGATAATCAAAAAAATCACCAAAGGGCAGGACAAGGGCGATATGTCAATGGCTCGAAAACAGTCCATTGAGAAACGTCTAGATAAGATGAAACCTAAGATTGCGAAAATTGCGAAGAAGATTCTTCCTAAAGTACGCAAGATGGAAATGGAAAGAAAAAAAGGTAAAAAGTCCAGTGATTAAAGATTTTAAGTCGTATCTAGTAGAAGAAGCAAAGGAAGTTTATTTTACGTTTGGTAGAATGAATCCTCCTACTATCGGTCATGGTAAAGTATTAGATACCATTGCGAAAAAGGCAGGACGTGCAGACTGGAAAGTCTATGTGTCTCAGTCTACAGGCCCTAAAGACCCTCTGTCATATTCTGACAAGGTAAAACACCTACGCAAGATGTTTCCCAAGTATGGTCGAAACATCATGGTCGATAAAGAAGTAAAAACAGTATTTAATATCGCTGCGAAGTTGTATGATCAAGGATACAAACGAATCACTATGGTAGTCGGTCAAGATCGTCTACGTGAGTTCGAAGTATTGTTGAACAAGTACAATGGCACGAAGGCACGTCATGGGTTCTATAACTTCGAATCTATCAATATTGTATCTGCTGGTCAAAGAGACCCTGATGCCGAGGGTGTGGAAGGTATGTCTGCATCTAAACAACGTGCCAATGCAAAAGATAACGATTACACAGCTTTCACACAGGGTGTCCCATCGTCCATGTCGGACAGAGACACTCGTAAGTTGTTCAATGACGTAAGGAAGGGTCTTGGTCTCACGGAAGAGACATCTTTCAAACGTCACATCGAATTACCAAAAGTATCTGACCTAAGAGAACAGTTTGTTAAAGGTGAACTGTTTGAACTGGGTGATACTGTTGTTATCAAAGAGTCCGAAGAAGTTGGTGTCGTGTCGGTCTTGGGTTCGAACTATGTTATCGTGGAATGCGGTGACAAGAAGGTTCGTAAGTGGTTAGATGCAGTAGAACTGGTCGAGAAAAAAGCACCCCAAGACTCTGACATAAAAGATAAAGAAGGCACTCAACCTAAGAAGTACTATGCGGGTTTGGAGAAGTCTACCAAATCAAAACGTGATGCACACTTCAAGAAACATGGTAAGAAAGCAGACGATGATGACTCTGCATATAAACCAGCTCCAGGCGATGCGACTGCAAAAACCAAACCGTCCAAGTATACCAAAGCATTCAAAGATATGTACGAGGAAGTATCCCAAAAACAACTCAACGATCTTGAGAAGTTTGCGGATAGACTCCTTGCTAAGTTTGATGTTGATGTCGAGTTTACACGTCACTTTGCAGACCGTATGAATGACAAACGTAATGACCCACCTATCACAGTGGCAGAGTTACAACGTGTATTCAAGAAGATTGCCAAGAAAAAGGCAAAGAACATTCGTCAGAATCCTGATAGTGAAGCGGTCATCAAAGACTTACAGACTGATCTAAACCTTCCTGTTGTTATTAACTATGATCGTAAGAATGATGAGTTCGAAGTTGTTAACAAAACAATAATGCGTAAGAAGAACTTCAAGACTACATCTAACGTTATTACTACAGAGAATGCTGGTGAGGAAGGTACTGACACACTCGTCAAGAAGTATAAGAAAGATACTCCGATGGAAGATGCAGTAAAGACTGCACAGACAAAAATTAAACGAGAGAAAGAAGCGGATAAACGTAAACACGATGCAATACTTGATCGTGCGAGACTTGCACGTGCAAGAGCAAAGAATAGTGCAACAAAATGATTAGACTATACGAAGCAGATGAAGCACTAAAGAAGAAAGCAGAGAAGTCTGGTATTTCGTATGGGACTCTCAAAAAAGTTTATAACCGTGGTGTTGCCGCATGGAAGACTGGTCACAGACCAGGCACTACACCACAACAATGGGGATACGCACGAGTAAATGCGTTCATAGTTAAAAAGAAAAAAGGTGGTTTGAACCACGATAAGGATTTGGCGTAAATGAAAAAGTTAAAAGAAATACTCGCAGAATGTAAGGGTGAAGAAGACTTCAAACCACACATGATGTATGACCCCAAGACGGGGAAAGGTTACAAGGCAGACACCTACGCAGATCATGTGAAGATGGACAAGATGGGTTACACCCACGAGAAACCAGAAGTCAAAGAATCCAAATCCGCATCTGGTTATGACCTATATCACCGTGACTTCTCTGGTGCGATGCAACACGCATATGCCCACGCAAAGAAGAAAGGTTTCATCGTAGACAAAGATGAGATTGACGATAAGGTTGCAATGGGGCCGAAGAGACCGTCCAAAGGTAAAACCAATTCATACATTCTTGGTACTAACAAGAAGAAGAACGTTCATGTCCAAGTTGCAAACCTAGACAACAAACGATATGAGTTGAATATGTACATGGAGTCTCTAGAAGATTTCGACTTAAATTTATTCTTGGAGAATGCACGTGCGAAACGTGATGCGATGCGTTCTATGGGTAAACGTGGTAAGGACGCTGCGGATGACGATGACTTTGTTGCGAGTGATGATGATCGCAAAGCGGCATCAAAGAACGTTCTGATGCAAATCAGAAAGGCATCTGACCTACCCAAAGGTGGGGAGATAGAATTTGAAGGTGGTAAGAAAGGTAAGATTTCTCAAGACGATGCGAAGAAAGTTACCAAGTTGTTCACCATGTTAAGAAAACCACAAGACAAAGCGAAGTTCCAGAAAGTTATTTCTAAGGACTTGAAATCATTACAAGGTCTTTTGAAGAGACTAGGTAGATAAGAATGACAAAGTCACACTATCTTGGTGATGGAACTATCGGTGAGGGTATTCACATTGCCCGTGGTGCGGTTGCACAAACCTCACATATCAATAAATTCGGTTACAACACTGCGGTTGGGGGCACGTTTGAAACGATTACTGACCTCGGTGGTGACCAATACTATCCAACAAGTGCTGGTGTAATCTCTGTTGTATCATCAGATGCAAATGACGATGACGGAGATACTGGTGCGAGAACTGTTGAGATTCAAGGTCTTGATGGTAACTATGCGGAGATTTCCGAAACTGTAACATTGAATGGTACAGGTGCGGTAACAACTACTGCATCATTCCTTCGTGTTTTCAGAATGAGAGTTCTGACTGCTGGGTCAAGTGGAACAAACGAAGGGAATATCACCGCATCTATTGGTGGTAATAATGTCGCAAGAATCAGTGGTGGTAATGGTGGTCAGACACTTATGGCAGTGTACACGGTTCCCGCTGGTAAGAAAGGATATATAATAAAGTTCCAAGGTTCATTAAGTAAGAATCAAGAAGCACAGTTTATGATTAGAACTAGGTATGGAACGACAGACGCTGCATGGCAAGTCAAAGGTATGTTCGGTACATTTGCGAATGCTGTAGGGTATGAGTATCCAGTACCTCTAGAAGTTACCGAAAAGACAGATATAGAGATTCGTGCAAAGGCGGGTGCCAACTCTGAATGTGGTGCAATTTTTGACATAATATTGGTAGACCCGTAATGAAGACATTTAATGACCATTGTAGTTGCGGTTCAGAATCCGATCTGGTAGAGAATAATATCTATCGTGTAGGTTCTGAACAGTATTTCCTGTATTGGAGAGACTTGCGTGAACAGTACAACAGTGGGGAACTTGAAATCAAACCAAGTGAGATTGACATCATGGAGTCAAATCTTGGTGAGTTCGCACAGTTCGATGGTGAGAATGTTGCGTTGGATTGTATCTTTGAAGAGAAACAACCTGAACTAAACAAACCTAAAAAGGGTGGTTCTAAGAAGTACTATGTGTATGTCAAAGACCCCTCATCTGGTAAGATCAAGAAAATCTCTTGGGGTGATACAACTGGACTCAAAGTTAAGTTGAATGACCCTGCTGCACGTAAATCATTTGTTGCAAGACACAAATGCGACACCAAGAACGATAAGATGACCGCTGGATACTGGGCGTGTAGATTACCTCGTTACGCAAAACAACTTGGACTCTCTGGTGGAGGAAGTTTCTTTTGGTAAAACCTTACACTGAGATAAAGGTTCGTAATGGTAGAGTAAGGGTTTTTAGAGAGAATGTCAGAGAAGAAGATTTGATCTGGCATAGAGACTTGAAAGACCGAAGTCTTCACGTACTAGAAGGAAATGGTTGGAAGTTGCAGAGAGACAACGAAGAACCTATGGACTTATTAGAAGGTCATAGTTATAGTATTGACAAGATGGAATATCACCGAGTAATTAAAGGTGAAGGGGATTTAGTTGTTCGGATATATGAATAGAACATAAAAATCTTATAAATAGAACTATACTTATTTTAATGGGAAAGGATGTAATGGCAGCAAAGGAAACTCAAGCGATCAGACTTGCTCGAATCGAGACAGATTCGACTGCTCGTTTTGATCGTTTGGAAGATAAAATCGATAAGGTTGCGGAAGCTCTCGTTGCATTGGCCCGAGTAGAAGAGAAGATGATCGCCTTGGACAGGAATAACAGTAATAATTTTGATAGGATGAACAGATTCTCTCAGAAGTTAGATGAAATCGAAAAAAAAGTGGATGATAATGCCCACACTGTTGCAATTATCAATAAAGTTGTGTACTTAATAGGGGCTGCAATAATTGCAGGTCTCGTAAACTATTTGTGGATGTAGGAGAAACACCATGCAAAGTAAAGATATGAAATCATTAATGGATGCCTACTCCCAAGTCATCCTTGGTGAATCAGTAGAAATTGACGAAGCACGTCAAATGAAAGACCCCAAGAAAGACTCTATGGTTCAGAAAGGTGGTAAAACAATCGTAATCGACAAGTCAAAAGAGAAAGAGTACCTGAAGAAAGGTTGGGAACTCGCAGAGAAGAAGAAACTCGACCCTGTTGATGATGCAGAAAACGACAAGAAATTCAAAGACCGTAAAGACAAAGACATCGACAATGATGGTGATGTTGATTCGTCTGACGAGTATCTACACAAGAAACGTGCCGCAACTGACGATGCGATTGATGGTGGTAAGAAACCTGCTAAGAAAGAAGGTAATGCATTCACTCAGGCACTTAAAGCTGCCAAAGATAAGGGTGATGATACCTTTGTTGTTGCTGGTAAGAAGTACGATGTGACAACTAAAGAAGAAATCGAAGACGAAGGTGACGAAGAAGAGAAAGAAGCACCTAAAGTTGCTGGTAAGAAAGATGACAAGAAGAAAGTTGCATCTAATGCTAAGACTGCTGAAATCTCTAAGATTGGTGAAGAGTTAGACTTGGTTGATGCAATTGCTGACCTACACAAGATGTGGGAAAGTGCCGCAAAGTCACAAACCTCTAATGCAACCAAACCAGAAGAGATTGATTCTAAAGAATCACCTAAGTCTAAAGAGTTCTCTAAGAAACATACAGTTGATAAGACTGATGAAGAAGAGACACACGAAACTGCATCTAAAGCGGGTCGTGCAACTAAAGCAAACTCTGGTAAAGGTTCTATCGATTCTAAGAAAGGTGACAACAAAATTGTTAAGTCTACCGAAGTCAAGGAAGAAGTAGAACTTGACGAAGCACTAAAGACTACTCATGTGATTGTTGATACTGCACAGGGTAACAAGATTATATCATCTGCCGCTGGTGGAAACGCAGAAAAGAATTTAAGAAATAATATCGCATCTGCTGAACGTCCCCCATTGAGTATCAAAGACAAGAAGACTTTGAAGGTTGTTAAGTTGAAGAAACCTGTTAGTCAAAAGAAAGCAGATGACATGATGGGTCAACCTCTGAAAGAAGAACTCGAAGAAGGCACCTTGGTAACAGGTGTTCGTGGTAAGGATGGTAAGACCTACGCACTTGAGTTAGGTATGAGTGGTCGTAAGGTTACTGTTAGAACTAAGAATCAACATGGTGACATCGACACTGTTGGTTTGAAGAAAGCTGCGAAGATGTTTGAAGGTCTTGAAGGACTTGAAAGTCTGGATGAGTCTGCCGAAGACATCATTGCACAGGCACAGAACATCATCAATGGTAAGAGTATTGCTGAGATTGCTGATATGAATTCTGATAAACCAAAGAATCCACATGATGCACGTACCAGAGAAGCAAAAGCGTTCCTAGAACGTATGGCAAAGAGACGAGGATAGACCATGAATACAATAGTCTTATTAGGAACAGAAGCTGCCTGTGGAGATTCCTCAGGCACAGCATCAAACTTTGGCGGTGCATCAGTTGTGCGACTGTACAACTCAACCACCTCTGACCATCTAGTAACACTGGAACAAACTAGTGGTGATGATATCGGAACACTTACCCTTACAGCAAAGGGTGTTGTTGAACTAAGAAAATTACCGACTGATAAAATCTTCGCTGCCAATGTTGGTGTCAAGGGTGTTGCAGTCGGATTCTCACATTAATCAAAGGTAAATATTATGACAATTAAAGCTCCCTCATGGTGCGAAAACGCAGTCCCAACGTCACGTGGTTGGGAAGACCCCGTAACTGGTGAAGTGTACAAGTCTGGTGGATTCGACCAAGAACAAATTGATGAGTTCAATGGTGTTGCAGAAGTAATCACTGAAGTTCCTGAACCAGTTATCCAAACTCTAACTGAAGCACCTATCGGTGACAAGTCTCTTGATGAGATGACCAAGGTGGAGTTAGAAGCACTGGGTCGTACTCATGGTGTTGAATTGGACAGACGTAAGTCTAAGAAATCACTACTCGGACAAGTAAAAAACCTGTTTGAATAAACCCCTAAGTAAAGGGGTATACACTAAAGTGTGCCCTTAACTTGGATTACATAATGCAACTAACGAAAGACAATCTAACAATCTTCGCTGCCCAACACTATCAGAACCCTAAGTGTATCGATAGTGATGAGTTCTTTGAAGACCTCAAAAAGTTTAAGTATATTAAACGATTGTTGAATCGTTACCGAGACACCGATGTTCTGTCGGAACGTCTAATCCTTAATCATCTAATCGTAATCTTCAATGTGTTCGGTATTCAGCCTGGACTTGACATCCTAGAACTTAAAATCGAACTCGACCATTGGGGTACACTGAAACCCTTCCTCATTTTCCTTAAAGTAATCAAGAACCACGAATATACCAATATAGAGATGGATAAACGTGTTGTTGATGCATTAAGAGAAATTTAGAACTTTTTTCGAGTATAAATAGTATCATGGGAATATTAAAAACAGCAGCAGACTTAGTTTACACTATCCGATTCTTGAAGTTACTTGTAACTCCGTTCGATAAGACCGAGGCGTTCAAGAAAGGCATCATTGATGTGGATGGTAAAAAGAACAAGGAATTTAATACTAATAGTATTGATGACCGTGAAGCGTATCGTTCGCATTACACTCCATTCCACAGACTGGTATTCAACCTGAAACGACTCATGGCGAAAGTGCCTGGCGGTCAATCGGTTGTTGCACGTTATGGTGCCGCACTTGCCTTGATTAAGGAACATGGAGAGTTATCTGACGAACGTCTAATGCAAATTCACGAAGAGACAGGTATCGACATTCTAGATTGTCTTGCAGAACAGTCGGAATGGTTTATGCTTGATGATAAACAACTATCGCCTGGCATTTATCGTATGAAAAATGACACAGTAACTGCACTCTATTGCGAAGATATTGTGAAGAAAGGTGACCGAGTAAGAATTATAGAGACTCAGGCGTCACCTATTGACGAGGTTCTTGGGTTAGACATATATAAAGGACTACACGAAAATTCTAGTCAGTGGGTGTATTTCACTACAGGAGAGATTACTCGATGAGAGATTTTCATAAGTTTTATGAGGAGATGACTGGTACTAGCGCAGTCGCTGGTGCAGGGGATGATAGTAGTACTGTCCCTGTCTATATTGATAAGAAAAAGAAAAAGAAACGACCAGATGTGGTCAAACGATTTTTACAGAATAGAAAAGAACAAAGAGAAAAGTGGAGTAAATAATGGAATTTGTTTTAGAACAATTAGTTAATTTTTGGCAGTTTACTGTAGTAGGTATTCTGATTATTATTGGGTTTATCGTCAATGCGTGTGGTGTTGATCAAGATGAACCTCTGGTCGGTTTTAAGTATGGTGAGATGCCTCACATGAAACCAATCACTATCCCGACAGCGGGTAAAGGTTTCTGGGGTGCAATCTGGATGTGGATTACTGGTGTACGCACTTGGGAAATCGCAAAGGACTGGCAGTTCTCGGTGAATGGTGAGAACTATGTCATCCCCAAAGGATTCGTATTCGATGGTGCATCTGTACCTAAGTTCCTTGCATCATGGTTATCACCCACAGGTGTATTGTTGGTTGGTGGTCTGGTACATGACTATGCATACAA